TTCTTTAGTTTGAATCACAGGCACTAAAACCATCCCCTGCATTGCGGCGAGAGCTTGCATAGCTGATTGGATTTCTGGGCTCTGATTTTCAATCGGTTGCAATTCATCACCAGCCATTTCTCTGCGTCCGTATTCACGGACAACGGCTCCCAACGCCTCCAATATCTGGGATGTCGTATTTCTCTCTTCACGGTGTCCACGCTCCAATCCATGTATGCTGTCCATAATGTCAATCATCGTTTTCCTCCGTTACGGTTTTAATCCAGTCTAGGTGGGCTTTGTAAATGGCGGTTTTCGGGTTCATTTCTTTTCTTCCTTTGGGCCGCAAAGGGCAAATTCCAATCTTGTTAAAGGCGCAACCCATCCTCCCAATCCTGCATCTTGAAGCATCATTCTAAGCGTATCCACATCTTTATCATGCTGAGTAATTTCTGCCCCAAAACGGTTAAATTCAGTCATTGGTCGTCTCCTAATATCGGTTGATTATACGCATCTAGATCAGATTTACATTGTTGATAATCGGAAATGTACCAACCCATTACTCCCGCCAGTGGCCCAATAATCAAACCCGTGAGTATGATTGCTGTTGTGGTTTTCATAGCACTTCCCATTCTTTGTTTGTTTGGATAAAATTACACTTCTCACAAGCTCTGGTTTGCAAAACAACAAGGCCAGTAACCACCTTTAATTCGGTTCCCGGCTTATGAGCAAGGCCGCTGTATTCCGTTTTCCACTTACCCCATTTATGCCAACACATCTAATTCACCACGTGATAAATAATGACCGTTAAAGAACCTAGAACAATCAGCAATCCATAAAATGCTATGGCTTCAATTAATATATCTGGTTTCATGACTTCCTCGCTTCATATTCGTTAATTAACCGTCTCAAACTACCCATTGCCATCCGTGCGGCAACCTTCTCTCCTTGGATAACCAGATCACGGAACGCATATCTGGCACTACGAATTTCGCTTTGGTAAGCGTGGTGTTCTAAATAAATCAAAATACACCTCTAACCATCGCCTGAATGCGCTTTTTGTTTTCTTCATCAAGATGTCTTTGCTCTTCGGATACCGCTCTCCAGTCAGTGATTTCCTCCGGCTGGGCGAACTCTTCAATAGTTGCCCGGTCAGTTTCACCATCCATAAAGCGAACCTCTACATAACCCTGTGGCGGGTTGTTAATATCAAATGCATTCCATGAGGCCTCATCAGCCAGGCATTGCTTAAACTCGTTTGAACTCAGTGAGACTTTGATAACTTGCATGGTGTTGTTCCTTTTCGTTAAAGCCAGATTGCCCGAAAGAAATGGGGGTGTCAACAAGAAAAATAAAAAATATTTCTTGAAAAGTAAAATACTTCTGTTAATGTATGTTTAACCAAGGAGTAAAGATGGAAAAAGTATCAACAGGCCCTTTGATTAAAGGCACTACCGCCAAGATCAAGAAAAGAGCCAAACAAAAAGGATTCACTAAAAAGAACGGTGAGCCGCACATTGCTAAATATGTTGAAAATCTAATATATGAGGACATGAAATGAGCGAGATAGTTAAAGTTCCCAAAATAATAACTATAGAATCTTATAGTGATTACGAATCAGCATTATCAATGAACTTTGATGAGTGGGCCGACTGGTTGGAAAATATTAAGAAAACAGTTCCTGATGAATTTATGGAATCCGCTATATTTGAAATAGAAACAGAATATGAGGATGGCCAAATAAGAATGAAGGCAACTTACAAAAGGCCGGAAACGGAAGAAGAGGAGATTGCGCGAATTAAACGTTCCCAAATGTATGAGGACGCCGCCAAGATTCAGGAACTTAAAACATTAGCTGCCTTGCAAAAGAAATATGGAGTTAAGAAATGACCGTCGATTTATCAACCTCCGTAAAAGGCAGTAAGGTTTATTTCCGTTGTGGCGGGGAAGATGTGGTTAAAAACATTGAAAATCCGTCAGTTGTTTATTTTGAAAGTGGTTTTCGCCATTCATATTGGGCTAGCGGATACTATAATAGGCCAGATAATCATCCTTTGGACATCATTCGCATCGAGCCGCCAGCGTTTGACTGGTATACGGTGAAGCCGGGAATGGCGTTCAAGCAAGACGGAGAATTATTTTTTTATATTGGACCCTCGCTTTCGAAACTCAGAAATGATGTTGTTTTCGGCACCACAAGTCCAATACATTGCAATAGTTATGGGACCAAATCGGTAAGCAAATCGGATTTGGTTCGCTCCCCAGAACACGACATAACCCCGAGCGTGACAGAATGAACGCAAACGACCTATTCCTAATGGCCCAGGACACAAACTAGTGGCTGTCAAATCTGCTAATGCCGCCAGTGGGGAAGATATTGGCTAGGGCTTCAAACAATAATCAACGAAATGCAATTTATATGGACTGGAACCGATGAACTTTTTTGAACAATTTGAATCAATACAGGCAGATGCCGCACCGGAGATAAGGGTTGGTTATGATGGTGTCTGGGAAGATGATGAAGACTTTTATGAGCTTTGTTATCAAGCAATTCCTTTGTTGTTTCTGGTAATACATGAGCAGAACGATGCTATTGCTGCTTGCGTACATGAGCTAAAAACTGAGGGTATGCATGTTCCCGAAAGAGCAGAAGAAGCCATGGGGGCCTTCCAGAAGATGAAAGAGAACCAGATATGAACAAGCCACCATATAAAGGACAAATCAGATATTGGATGGATAATGTTCTTCCGTCCGATGTTATGTACCAAATGAAAAAACTTCAACAATTTGACGGGGAAGTCTGGGAAGACGTTCCGTATACTGATGAGCCTGAAAGTTGGCAATCAAAAGAGATAAAAATAGATCGGCAGGTAGAGGCAATAAAAGCTTTTGATGAAGCGCGAAACAAAAGCGGAAAGAATGCTATAGGCGCAACCAGAGGTAAGAATTGGGAAGCGATATGATTCAATACATGCTAATGAAAAACTTAGATGATGGCGGATTAGACCATTTAGGAAATTACGATACATTGTGCGAGGCCGAAAATGCGAAGGCAAGCTATGAAAAAATGTTTTCCAGACGCAATCCTAGCTTATTTATTTTCAGGTCTGATCTAACACCACGCAAGGAAACTCTAATCTCCGGCAGTTTGTTTTGACCCAATCCCGCCGCATGTCCTTTTACGAAGCCAAAACCAATGCAATCATCGGTCTTATAATCTCATGGTTATTTACTTATTATTGCTTGCCGTGGTTTGGATTGAACCCTTCGGCTGGCGCGTCCCTGGGTATTACAGCGTGTTATTTCCTGCTTAGTCTGGGTAGGGGGTATGTGGTGCGGAGGGTGTTTAATCGGCTTTAAAAGCCCTTGGCCGTCCCATCTTGACGTTCCTGTTCTTTGTACCCAAAAGATAACAAATGCTTGTATGGTCACGGTTTAAAATATTGCTTATCATTTCAATTGATATCCCCCTTTCCCGAAGCTTAAAACAAAACTCACGGCGAGCGCAAACAAACTTATGCTTTTTGTCTTTGCCCCATAAATCGTGAGGAGTGATATTATGAATTCCGCAAATCAAAAATATTTCTTCCCTGAATCTTTTTCTATATGAGTCAATGCGGGATTGATCGTGGGATTTCATTTTCTTAAATGATTGTAACCGTACAAAGCTATTAAGCTTGCCTCCGCCCTTCCATCATGCTTTTTCAAATCCCAATTGTGGGAATGCGCTGGTAGAAGTTGAGATGCCCTCATACGGGCCGCAGATTTATCTTTGGGACAATCAAGCCTGGATTTCCAGACCGCAGGGGCCACAATTGTATATGGTATGTCCAGAGCGCACAGAATGCCCTCAAAGGCCCCCTGAGATATTCCAAGTTTTTGATAAGAGCTTTTTCCATTGCTTGGCATAAGCATGGCCCGTTCCAGATAACAGGATTCCGGTTTATTGGTTTTTATGATTTGAGACAATTGACGTATATCAAGGGCGTTTCCTTTTTTAACTTCATAAATCGGCATGTCATAAATCAATAATTCGCTTCCATCATAAAAAGAAAGTGCGCCGGAAAAGCCTATGTCTACACCTAGAATATTCATTTTTAATCCTTAAATAAAAACCGGAGAGGCCGTAAACCTCCCCGGCAGATAATGTTTTACTCAGAACTCATTGTCTACGGCTGGTGGGGGAGACGCAGCAGAAGACGCAGATTGTGTTTGTGGAGCATTTGCAACATCAAGCTCAGCAGGACGGTCAACCCATTTTTCAATAGAAAAATTAGGCTTATAGTTTGTGCCTTGCTTATCTTTCATTGCAGATGTGCCGGAGAATTTAACAACCGGAACCTTACCTGGCTGTTTCGCGGCCTCAAATGATTCATACAAATCATTAATAGAATTGCAAAGGTGCATGGAAGTTCCGGATAGCTCTACAACGCCACCGAAAGCTTTAGAGAACAAACGAACAGCAAAACCTCGCTTGTGGTTCTCAGAAGGTCTTGGGGCAGGAGTTGCAAGGTTTTCATCAAACTTTTTGTCAGGAGCCATTCCAGCCGCAAACATCATCCAACCTGTTTTAATGTTTTCAAGATCAGCAATGAATGAAGTCGGTACAACTTCAACTTCATCACCTTGTTCGTTCTTGAGATAGAAACGCCCGGCCTTTCCGTTATATTTGATATATGGATCATATGATCCGCCCGATTGTGTCTGTACTATGTTTAGTGCCATTTTGCGTTTCCTTTTCTTTAAGCGTTACGCGTTCTACAGCTAGACGGAAGCTGCCACCGATTTAAGGCTTATGCCTAAATTCCGTAAATTGATTTTCTAAGTTCCGAATCATCCGACCAGTAATAAGAACCGGAATTAACAGGAACAATTGATTTCAGAAAATCCCTGTCTCCGGCTGCTAAAAACTTTTCTTGCCTGTTTAGCAAAACTTTTACCTCTGCCAGAATTGGCAAATGGTTTTCTATGTCGTGCCATTTAAAGGATTTGCCGGACACATATAAAAACTTAACCTGATGATTACCTTTAGCGGCTTTGTAAATTGCGCCTTGTCTTTTATGTTCGTCAGACATTTCAGAAGGAAGCCGCATTGTTGTTTTTAAATCCACTGTCAGGCCATGTTTAGGGTAATCCAGATCAAGAAATCCGATGACTGGTAGCCGCCAACCGTCTCCATTACATACCAGTTCAATCTTTTTCTGCTTTCCCGTGCCAATTAATTGTCCTTCGAATTCTGGTTGCCCGTATTGTTTTAACTCAGTCACAGCATTTTCAATCATGCCAGTAATGGCGTCTCCGCGTTTCAGATCACTATCAGAGGCTCCGAAGGCGCAAGCCTTGTTATATGATTTAATAGCCTCTTCCGTGGCTTTCTCCTGTGTCCAGCCATTAGCCAGGATATTAACAACCGCGTCTTCTGCCAAAACCCCGGCACGTGCAGCGTGGGAGAATTTAAATTTATGGCCAAAAAGATATTTTGCTACCCATGCACATGGAGCTGCGGCAAACATGTTTAGAGATGAAGGGCTTGTGTGTTCTATTGAGTGGGATTCGAAGCCGTTCATTTAATACCTCTGGCGTGCAAAGCTTCCGCAATTAACAATCGCATAAACTCGCTGCGATTTTTTATAGAGGTGAGCATTTGTGCTTTTTTAATTCTTTTATTCATTTGCTTTGTAATTGTGCAATGAATAACGTCTAATGGCTCCGGCATATTTATTTCTCTTTGTATCAAATTGTATTGACTATGACCTTTGTATAAAATATCTTTTGGTGTGTCAACAAATAAAAGAGAAAAAATAATGAACGAAACAATTCCTTTAAAAAACGCCCTCACAACAGCCAGTGTTTATAAATTCCGTGTTATGCCCGTACATGGGCCACTGGAATTCGGAGGATGCACTTGCGGAAAAATTGATTGTTCCAGTGCTGGTAAACATCCTAGCATTTCAGAATGGCAAAAGAAGGCCAGCCAGGATAAGCAGGAAATTATTAACCTCTTTTCCGGGACAAACGATAATTATAATTATGGTATTGCTACGGGACCAGAGTCGGGGATTTTTGTTCTTGATATAGATGGGATGGTGGGCGAGGCTTCTTTAATTGAATTGCAAAAAATTCATGGGCAGTTGCCAGTTACCCTCACAGCAAAGACCGGAAGTGGGGGAAGGCACTTGTTCTTCCAGTACCCAGACAGGAAAGTTTTCGGGCGAACGTCAAAGTTAGGCGAAAATCTGGATGTCAGGGGTGAGGGCGGTCAGGTTGTGGGACCCGGTTCAAATCATGCGTCTGGTCGTAAATATGAATGGGTTAATCCGTTAGAAGTTATAGAGCCAGCCCCTGAATGGTTATTGGACATTGTGTGCGCTGTTGCTACCAAGCCGGAAGCTAAGACAAAATTAGATATTTCTAATAAAACACATTTGCATCTGCATGATTCGGAATGGTCAATTGATGATATTAAGGACATGCTTTCTTATATTGACCCGGATTCGAATTATGATGACTGGTATCAGATCGGTATGGCTCTGCATTCCTATAATGTGCCATTCACCATATGGGATCAATGGTCACAAGCTGGTTCAAAGTACGTTCAGGGCGAAACAATATCCAAATGGAATAGCTTTAAATCTTCTGGTGTTACGATTGGGAGCCTTGTTCATCATGCTAAAAATGGAGGGTGGAAACCTCAGTCCAGGGTTCCTTATGTTCCGCCTATAAAAGAAGCGCGCACAGAAAATATCAATGAAATCAATAAGTTTGATGAAATAACAGGCGAAATAATAGAAACTGGCGCGCCGCCTGAGTTTGAGCGCAAAGAACGCAAAATTAAATACATATTTTCAAAGGACATAAAGCCCTCCCTTGAAAATAATACTTTTGTGCAAGGCATGTTCGGGCGCGGGCAGATGTCGGTTGTTTACGGGGAGTCCAACTGTGGGAAAACCTTCTTCATGGCAGATATCGCCTTTCATGTCGCTCTTGGCCGTCAATGGCGAGACAGGCGGGTGGATAAGGGAGGGGTTATATACGTCCCGATGGAAGGTTCTTATGGACTGTCAAACCGTATTTATGCCTTTAAGAAAGAAAACATGATTTTGCAGGATAATATGCCTCTGGCGGTTGTTCCTTGCACGATTGATTTTCTGGACCCTAAAGGGAATATAGGTGAATTTATCGAGGTTATTGAGGAAATAAAAGAACAGGTCGGAGATGTAAAGCTTGTGGTTATTGATACTCTTGCCCGTGCAATGGCAGGAGGCGACGAGAATAACGGACAGGATATGGGAATGCTTGTAAAACACGCCGACATTCTAAGGGCGCATACAGGGGCGCATATCTGCTTTGTTCATCATAGCGGTAAAGATGCGGCCAAGGGGGCCAGGGGGCACTCAAGCTTACGGGCTGCGGTTGATACCGAAATTGAAATCAGCCGGGGTGAAGGGGATGATTTTAGTCTTATAAAATCCGTTAAACAAAGGGACATGGAGATGGCAGAAGACATGTTTTTCGGTCTTAAAATTGTAGAGCTTGCGCCGGATAATTATGGAGAGATGGTTACGAGTTGCGTTGTTATAGAAAAAGATGCACCTGTCGCAAAATCTAAAACAGCAAGACTTAATCCAATTCAGACATTCATTTATGATTGCCTGGTAGAGGCCATAACAAGGAGCGGATCGGAGCGTTCTATCTATAAAGGACAGGCAAAAATTCTGTCAGTTTCTTATGACGATCTGCGGATAGTCATGGAAGAAAAAGGCTTTAAGGAAATGATGGCAACCGAGAAAAAGACCACTGCGGAACAGGTAAAATCAGCAACCCAGACTGCCAGAATGGGCCTTAAGAAACTAGGAAAAGTCAACTTTGACAGAGGCTATATCTGGCCTGTGTTTGAGGCTGAAAATGGCGAGGTATGACGGTATGAATGAAGGTATGACGGGGTATGTTTCATACCGGACATACTTACATACCGGGTATGTTTCGTGTGGTTATGCCTTTATGGCATACCACCGACATACCGGGTATGTCAACTAAAAAATTCTTTTAAATTTTAATTACATAATTGGATATGGAATGAGTAAACATAATCACATGAGAAACATTATCAACAACCACAGAATAGATTGGATTTCAGAGATGAACGCGACACCGGATGAGCTACAGGTAAACAGGATTATTGACAGACTGGATCAAGTGGCAATCGACTATGAGGCCAGGTGGGGTGTCAACAGGCTGGAGGGCATGGTCACGGATGATATGAAAGCAAAATGGATGAGACAGCTTGAAAAAGTTAATCAGGCAATTCAGGATAAAAATCCTATCGTTTTAAAAGAACTCATGGAAGGCACGATCAGGGGCTGGAAAGCTTTAGAGGATAATGCGCTGGCTAATGGCTATCAGCCTAACGACCCGAGGTATGTGGAATATCAACACCCGTCAGGAACGCTTTATAAGATTTGTTATACTGTGGCTGATGCAAAATTACTGGCACATCAGGCAACGGAAGATTGCCGGATTGTCACCTTGCAGGAAATGGCAAATCTTATGAATGAGAGAGAGAATCAGGTTTATGGCCTGAGTGTTAAAATTGACCAGGTTGAGGAGAAAATAACATTTTTTGACTGGAAAGAAGGGGATACAATCCCTTTTGCTTGATAACCCAATAAACAACAAGGTAGGAATGCCTCATGGATCATGATTTTAAGTTTTTCATCCGAGAAGCATTACGGAAAGAGCAGGGTTACAAGTGCTTTTATTGCGAACGGGGTTTTGGTAAAACAAAGCTCACCCATTGTACCATAGACCACGTACAGCCGCTTTCCCGTGGCGGGACTGAGGACTGGGATAATTTGGTTGCTGCGTGTTATAGGTGCAATCAGTTGAAGGGTAATATGGATTATGCAGAGTTTGCCGAGTTCTGCCGGGGACTGACCAAATCTAAATTGGAAAGCCTGACCAATAAAATTTCTAAGGGAAAGTATTTGAACATTGTTTGATCCCCCGGTTCGCTCACCCGTTCCGGGGTTGTTTATTAACTGGAAATAATTTTATTTAGGGTATTGCAATCGGGGTTGGTTGTGGTATTATCTCTTTAGCTTTTCGGGAAGCGGAATCTCTATAGACGATAGTTTGGGCCCGAACCCGAGCTATCTTTTATGGAGATTTTTTTATGTCTGATAACTATCAAGCCGTTTATGACGCTGTTAGAAGCAAGCTCAGTAATTGTGATGTTGGCTCAGCAATTGAACAAGCTATAAATCAGATGAATTGCGGCCATTACGTTCAAATGGCTATGTACTCATTCCAAGAAGCAGCATCCATGCAAATGTCCCCTCATGTTCTTATGCGTCCATCAATATCAATCGATGGTGACTGCTGGTGTGCGCTTTACGGCGACAATCTTCAAGACGGTGTTGCGGGATTTGGAAAAAGCCCCAGAGATGCTATGGCAGACTTTGACAAGAATTGGGAAGAGATTTTAGAGAAACAATCCACCAAAGGAAGGGAAGAGTAATGAGCAAGATAAAATTTCACCATTTGCCGCCAGTGCAATTGCCCTGGTTTCAGAAAACATCGAACGGTTATTTATCCGCAAGAGAAATGACACCAGAAGAGGCAAGCGAGTTGTTTAACTGTGGCATGGTTGTTTATGAAACTACTGAAACTGGGACCAAGCACATTCCGTTGAATCAGGTTTGGATTGACCCGGAGAAAACCAATGTCTAACGAATTCATCCCATGGTCCGGAGGGGAGTGTCCGGTTCCCGCCGGAACCATGGTTATCTGCGAAATGCGTGATGGAACTGTATTTGGCCCAGTCCCTGCTTTGGTTAGCCAGCCCGGTAAAGCTGATGAAGCGACACAACCTTTTTGGAGAGATGATGGTTCTTACAGTGACATAGTTGCCTACCGCGTTGTATCGGAACCAATGATAAATGAGGGAGAGGTAAATCGCATGATGCAGTCCAAAGGAGTGGTTACCAGGAGTGAGCCTTCGTATGAAGAAAAGCTCCGCGATCAATTGGCAATGGCAGCGATGCAGGGCATGACCAGTCCAAGCATGTGCAATGTAAACAATTACTACGACCAGATTTCCAAAGAGTCATATGAACTGGCTGACCGTATGCTTATAGCGCGAAAACAAAAGGGAGAATGAGATGAGTAAGAAAGTTGTTTCTGCTGATTATGCCCCGTATGACACGATGTGCTTATTCTTGACCGATACGGGTCGCTGGGTTGAGGGGTTCATTTACGATGGGGATGCGTCTGACTTTGGTTATATCGCATATTGCCCTTTGCCAGAAATTCCAGAATGGGTGGATAAACTAATCAAAGAACCTGAGCCTGTGGATTTCTCCCCACCGAATGTAACCGTTCCCAAATCCGAATACGACAGGCTGAGGGAGGCGTTGGAGTTTTATAGGGATATGAATAATTATCTCGCGCCCCTTTATTCTGACGCGGTAGGAGATGACAGGGTTGGTTTTAATTTCAGAATGACCCCCGTTCATATTGATGGCGGTGATATTGCCCGTGAAGCCCTATCCTCAACAGGGGGAAAGGCATCATGATAAATGGATTGAGATTTATTGAACGTGAAGTTGATGAAGGTCCCGGAAAAGGGTGGACCGTGAAAAGAATATTGCAACAACACTTGGGACAGCATGGATGGGTTGATGTTCCTATGGATTCAGACACCAAAACAAAGGATGACCAATGAGCGACGAGATGCCGAATACGATATTTGCAGGATATTTTGGCGGAAGGACTATGTGGGGTCAGTGGACAGATGAAACGCATCCCGATAATGCAAAATACATTCTCATTGATTGGCTTCGATCACAGATTGAGGGGATGCGCAAGCCGTACCCAACGGACGCAGCCGAGGAAGAATGCGGTATTTTTGACGATGGCATGATTTACGGCAGAAACGCCGCCCTTGACCAAATCCTAAAACTACTCGAAACGGGAGAGAAGAATGGAAGATGACATTAAAGAAATAATCGAATTTGCAGAGCGCGGCGGTCAAGCAACGATATTGTTTACGGCTGACGAACTGATGGCTTTAATTGAATATTTTAGGAGATAGACCAATGACAAGAGAACAAACGCCGGACGCGATAACAGAAGAAATGAAGAAAGCCGGATACGCGTATTACATGGAGGCATCCCGTAAATTTCCCCCAATGGAAATAATGGATTTCTGTACTGGTTTTTATCAGGCCATGAATAACGCCTCCCTCCGCAAATCCCCGACACCTGATGGATGGAGAGGGATAGACACTTTGCCAACTGATGGAACAGCCGTTGATTTATGGGTTGAAATGGAAGAAGGGCAATACCGATTCACTGACTGCTTCTTCGATAAAAAGAATTCCAATTGGTATTTTAGCGGACCAGGCTACCACTTGTCAGACTATCAGGTTGCCCCACGCATAATCGCTTGGATGCCAGTGCCCTCAAACCCGGAAACCATCAAATGAGAGTCCTCATAGGTTGTGAAGAAAGCGGAACTGTCAGGGATGCGTTTATACAACGTGGTCACGATGCATTTTCCAATGACCTTGTGCCAGCCAGGAATGGTGGCCCTCACCTGCAAATGTGTGTGATGGAAGCGATAGAACATCACGGTCCGTGGGATATCATTATTCTCCATCCTGACTGCACGACAATGACCGTTGCGGGTAACAGGCACTATGGCAAGGGAACGCCCGGATATGAGAAGCGGCTTTCTCAGGAAGAGTGGACAAGTAAACTATGGCGACTGGCAAAGCAGCATGCGCGGGTTGGATGTGCCCTGGAAAACCCGGTATCGACCATTTGGGGCAGGATTGGCAAGCCCCAGTATGTCCATCCATGGTGGTTTGGTCACAGGGAGACAAAGAAAACAGGAATACTTGCGCATAATCTTCCGCCGCTTGCCGCAACGGATATCGTAGGGCCTCCTCCGAAACAGGGCGATCCTGAGCGTAAAGCTTGGGAAGTCGTGTGGCGTATGGCTCCCGGACCCAACAGGAAGCGTGACAGATCAGAGACGAAGCCGGGCATGGCGAGAGCTATGGCAGAGCAGTATTCAGAAACCATAGGGAAGGAATAAATAAATATGGGAGAGCCGAAAACATATTTTCCGCATATATCCATGAACGATGAGGGGACAATTCATTTTGAAATAGAGGAAGAGGGTTTTTGTTTCACGTTTGAGATGGAAAACCATAAAATTGACGACATGGTTGATCGGCTACTGCGTTTGAAAAAACATTTTGAAGAGGAAATAGCATGACCGACCATAAGCAAATCCTTTGCATGATCGAGAGCTTAAAATGTTAGGAACCAGAGATGAAGCTGCAAAGCGTTTCGCTGACTTTGTTGCATATGCCAAGGGCAATTCCCAATTGGTTTACGATGCTTTACTGAGTTTGCCCGACAACCCAACAGATCAAGATGTTAAAGATTACATAGACCGGAGAACAGGCATGACCAACACAAGAGATGATATAGAGCTGATACGCGAGTTTCTGGCAGAGCATCATGACGAAAGCTGGAAGAAGCCTGAGGCCGTTGCCGCGCTTGACCGCATATTCGCAGAGATTGAATGGCGGACAATGGAAACGGCTCCGAAGGATGGAACAAATATACTTCTTTGGTGGCCGGAACAGTTTCATTGCCCCCTGACGGGCCATTGGGCCGACAAATGGAACCCATGGATAGGGTGGAAAGTAACAGGATGGTCGCACGGTAAGTTTATAACTTCGCCGACCCATTGGCGACCCCTCCCATCCCCACCTACAGGAGAAACCAAATGACAAGTGATTGGCACGTAGTCGCGCTTTTCTTTTTAGGAATGATTCTAGGGTATTTATTAGGGAGAACCGAAGCATGAGTGACACTGAGGAACTGCCAGACACGATAAAAGTATTCCAGCAATTCGACTCAATGGGTGGGGCTGATAGATTTTGGGAACCAACAGGATCATGTTCATTTTCTGGAGGAGCTATTTACGCTCGTCAGGCCCCTGATAAAGACGCACAGGAGGCGTTGGAAGGTATGCCCCAAAATCACAGTGCCCGAAGCCTACCGGACATGGAGGCTCTTGCAAAATGGTACAATACGCACAGTAAGACCATCCGTAGACTGCTACAGGAGAGAACATGAAAACACTTGCATATTCATAACTATTGTAGTTTATATTAGTAATGGCAAAACCAAAGGGATCAGAGAAGGTCGGAGGACGCGTTGCAGGGACTCCCAATAAGGCGACAGGAGCAGCACGGGAGGCAATAGCCCAATTTGTAGAGGGCAACGTAGACCGCTTAAATGGCTGGCTAGACGCTATTGCAGATAAGGACCCCAAACAGGCGTTTGATTGTTTCATGGGTGTGGTGGAGTATCACATACCTAAACTCGCCCGGACAGAACTAAGAAATCCAGATGGCGAGACATTCAGAACAGAAACCACTCTGAAGGACTCAGACCGTGAAATACTTGACAGGTGGATGGCTAGTAACAAAACCTTGACCTGAGCGTTGGTTAAGTATTAAATAACCCAACAGGAGAATTCACATGGCATCCACAGGATCATCTAAATCAGACCACAAAGATACAGACACTAAAGAAACCAAGTCCAAAAAGCCTAAAACCACAGAAGATTTACTGGTTGAGCAAATCAGCAAGTTCTATGGTATTGAGTTTAAAGACGAGGAACAGTTTGTTCGTGAAGCTACTAAAGCCAGCGAGGAACGCGCCAAGCAGAAACAACAGGAAGACCCGCAAGAGTCCGCCAAGTATGACGAGAAAGTCGGTCAGCTCCGCACATTGTGGGCAGACAATGACGCTAAAGTCACTGGTGAACAGAAGGAACTTAAAGACCGTCTGGCCAAGGAATATCCAGGAGCTGCTATCAGCTTCAAGGATGATTCATGGACACTGATGGTTAAAGGCAAGGAAGACACAGGCCATATCTCGGCTGGTACGGATGCTATTTTAGCTTCTGCGGCCCGTATGGACTCCCCGCCAGCATCATAATGTGAGGTTTACAGGGGTGTAAAAGCCCCTGTATTTTTTCAGAACTAGGAGCCTGAATGAACTTAGACGAAATGACCAACGCCGTACTGCAAGAGCAGGGATTTACCGATATCGGTCCGGTAGAACAATCAGAACAGGGCGGCACATTGATGTTGGCCTATGATATTACACCCCCTGAGAAATATGACCTTCCCCAGATTGCCAGCCGCTTTGTCGGTGTATTGATGGTTCTAGGGTATATGAACGTCCACAAGCACAAAACGAGCATTATGGATGGCCGACTATATTTCACCGCACGAGTATGCAAGCCAAGGGTAGAGAATGGACCCGCTTGAGTGTGAACAGATCGCAATCGTGGCGATTAAATCAGCATTACGGGCTTATGAAGCTGAGGGACCAGAGGAAACAGCGCAGTTTATCCGGCGCATGAATGAAGGCCTTATGGCTCTGACAAGTCCCCAGTTGCAGGATCAGATTATCGAGTGTTACAATAACTTAAACTACTAGGAGAAGTAAAATGGGCGTAGAACGTATCAAACCACCGGGCCTCATGGCAAAGCTGGAAGCAGCTCAGCGCATTGAGACGCACCTGACAAGACAGCTTGAGATTCTGGCCGAAGAGAACAAGACGCTTCAGGAAATGATGTCCGAGAAAGACCAGATGAGCAAACTGCGGGGATGGGCGGTTGACCGGGCTATTGCGGTATTCCAGATTAATAAGTCATCAGACCGTGCGCCTGATTTTGAACAGATCAGGGAACTTGCCGAGAAACTGGCCGTGTATTCATGGGGTGATGACTACGTAATTCCTGCAACAAAAAGAACGGAATTGACCGATGCTGAGTGAGTTAAATGAAAAAGACATCCAGGAGCTACGTGTTATTGCTGCTAAGCTTGATATCCAAGTGCATCACAAGGCTGGTAAAGATAAGATCATCGGTGAGATTGCCGAGAAACTCGCCGCTCAGAACAAGCCGAAGCAAAGACTGGATAAAGTGGTAGAGGTCAAGACATTTCATAACACTGAAGAAGAAGTACGGGAAGCTATCGCAGAGCATTTTACCAAGGATGGCTTTGATGCGCGTTTCCTCGCAGACAATACGGTTATCTTTTCATTCAAGGGCGTGACAGAATCATGCAATCTGGATATTCCATTGAAGCATATCGTGACAGCCGCAACCCGTGTTATTACGACAAGCCGTATGAAGTTAAGAGCATTCGAAGACGGTGAGTTCGAGAAGCTTCAATATACAGGTAAGGCAGCTTATGCCAAGAATGTGTTGATGTGATCTTACAGGGCAAATCCATCCACGAATTACGCGCAATAGCTCAGGGGTATAATGTCCCTGATATATTCGCAAAGACTGATGTTCAACTGCGTCAGGCTATCGAGGTTAAGCAGACGGAGAGCATTCCTAAGCTTGAAGTGGTGATACCTAAGCCTGAGTATGACGCAAGCCTGATGACACGCCCACCTGCCCGGATATCAGACCAAGAGACTATTCTGAGACTATTGGCTCCTCATATCGCTAGGGGCTTAAGAGTTACGTTCCCAACACCGGAAGAATGGCACATGCAAATATTGAACCGTGAGGATAACGGTACTATTCGTATGCCGCCACGCGTGGTTATGCAATGTGCGGACAAACTTTTGAATGCCAAGTGATAGTGAAGTCCTAGATGCACTATGCCGGGAGAACTTGGAGGCTTTCACATGTAAGGCTTTTGAGACTTTAGAGCCAGCTACACCATTCATGTATAATTGGCACATAGGCTGCGTATCCGAACATCTTCAGGCTGTTTGGGAACATGAAATACAGAACATAGTTATTAACATCCCTCCCCGGACGCTCAAGACATTCTCTGGCCCTGTTGCTATGCCAGCGTGGGGACTGGGAAAGAATCCCTCGACTAAGTTCATGCTCACATCCTTTAAGGGTGGACTGGCTGAAAAGATGACCCGATCAACCCGCAAGATTATCAAGTCATCATGGTATCAGGGGCTGTTCGACACAAAGATATCCGAGGAGCTTAACCGACAATATTACTTTGAGACTACAGAGTATGGTCAATATTATTCCAGCTCTATGTCAAGCGTTACGGGTGAGGGTTGTGATATACAAATCTGTGATGATCCACAATCTCCTGATGAAGCGTTGTCGGATACTATTAGGGAAAGTACCATTGATACTATCCGGGGAACATTGTTCTCCCGTTTCAACGATCCCAGAACCGGACGCTTTATTCTCATTCAACAGCGATTGCATGATGATGATGCCACGGGTAACTTACTCAAGGACATGGGATGGTATCACCTGAAATTGCCAGCCGAGGCGATTAATAAGAGCTATTCATATTCAATCCGTGGCCGGACATGGACGCTTGAGAAGGGTGAGCTGTTGTTTCCACAGAGGTTGACCCGAGAAGTTCTGGATAAGGCCCGTGAACGTCTGGGCGATTACAACTATGCCGGGCAATACTTACAGGAACCCGTGCCTATCGGTGGGGGATTAATCAAGGTCGAATGGGTCCAGTATTATAAACAAGGCTCAGTCAAGCCGAAGGAAATGAATGTCGCCATTCTGGTCGATCCTGCCGGGGGTGATGAGGATGAAAAAAACAAGAAGGATAAAAACTCCGACTGGACAGCCATGATGGTTGTCGGACTTGCGCCGGATAATAATTATTATCTACTGGACATAATCAGGGACAGGCTCAATCCAACTGAGCGCATTGACACATTATTCATGTTGCATCGTAAATGGAATGGCCTATGTGGTAAGCCGCCTAAAGTTGGATATGAGAAGTATTCCATGCAATCGGACAATCATTACATCAAGGCTAAACAATCACTGGATGCTTATCATTTTCCATTAGTCGAGGTCGCTGGGCCTAAATCCAAAACTTCACGGGTATCAAGATTAGTTCCTGATATGCAAAACGGACGTTGGTATTTTCCGCAAAGTCTGATATATATTGATGGTGAAGGTCGTAAATGGGACCTTGTGCAAGAGCTTTTAAAGACAGAAATACCAACTTTCCCGAGGTCCAAACATGACGATATGCTTGACGCGTTGAGCCGTATATATGAAAGTGACCTGAGTATGGTATTTCCAAAACCAAAATTATCAATGACAGAACGCGCAGGAAGGGGTTATAACCAACCAGGACCCCAAGACTGGAGAGATGCGTGAAGTCTAAAGAAGAAGTCGCCAAGCTATTTAAAAAACAGCTCAAGCAGTCCCAGCGTGCTTTGGATGGCCAGTATCAAAATACCAAAAAATGTCAGGCTTTCTATAATAACGACATTGGTTACTATCGTGACCAGATAGAGTTTGCCGAGAAGGATGGAGCCAAGCGTCGAGCCATGGTTAACTTCGGTAAGATTCAGGAAAATATTGATAGCGTCTCCGGGTTCCTTGCACAAAACCGCCGACAAGCCAAGTTCACAGCGAGAGTCAGTGAAGATCAGGGGCAGGAACAGTATTCAAAGAATATGAATGCTTATTACACATTTCATAGAGACAATCAAAACGCCGATCAGCTAGAAACAGACCAAGATACAGACATGTTAATCAATGGTTATGGGGGGATTGATACAGACTTGTCATATATGGTTGGCAGATCGACTACTACACCCAATGGTGAGATATTAAAGAAGAAACTGCGCGCCGATCAAGTTTACTGGGATGGCAGAGCAAGAGCAAAGAACTTACTTGATTCCCGGTATATGGGATATCACGATGATTACGATTTAAAAGACGCTCTTAATCTATTTCAGAAGAGCAAGAAGGAAGACTTTGAACCCGTTCCAACTGATGACAATCAAAAAGGCTATACTTACAATCCTTGGGGTGGGTTGTATGACAGGATTAAAGTCCTTGATTCAGTAGAGTGGGCCTCTCAGGAAGAGGAAACAGTCCGGGTTTATAACCATCAATGGATGGAATACGAGACGTTTTATAAAGCTGAAAACCCTATTTATTTAGCCGAAGACCCGCTTGATGCGCTTTATATGAAAGCCAAGCTGGATGTTATTTTCTCCGAGATTAAAGACGAGGGCCCTGAAAACATTGTCATTAGTGACATGTTTGACTTCGATCCTACCGCTCAGACAATCTTCTTTGACCAGGCTACCAAGGGCCGATTGGTTGCCGAGTTTGGCGATTTAATCACTCCCATTCCCTTTACACGTAAATGCTTCTATACAGCCGTAGTCTCCGGTGACCACGTATTCTCAGCGTTTAAATCCATTTCTCAGCAAGGTTTCTCTATCAAGTTCAAGACTGGATACTATGATGAAACTCATAATATCTGGGTCGGCATGACCAATGCCATGATGGAACCTGCGGAGTATTTTAATAAAGCTTTAACTGAAATGCTTTTCGCCCTTGCTGCTAATTCTAAGGGCGGGGTTATTATTGAGGAAGACGCAGTTGAGGACATTGTTGAGTTCACTGAGAACTATGCCAAGACGGATGGCGTGTGTGTTGTTCGATCCGGTACAGTCCAAAACAACAAGATCATGCCCAAGGCGCAACCCGCCGTTCCAACGGGACTGGAAACCATCCTTACATTAGCAGACCAGAATATATCAGCCAATGGCGTGCCAAGTGCGTTCATGGGGAATGTCGAGAGAGAAGACCAGTCGGGTATTTTCTTCAAACGCCGCATTCGTCAAATCATATCGAAACTATCCAAGTACTTTGATTCAGTTACGCTTTACCAGAAGGAAGATGCCAGGCTGCATCTCGATCTTATTCCTGTATGGGTGCAGAATAATGAGGGAGCAAGCGTTATGATTGCTGGTCCTGACGGTGGCGAAGACTTCATCGATGTAGCTGAAGACATGCTATATGCCGAATATGCTGTAAGCGTTCAGGAATCCCCACAAACACCGGAAGACAAGCAGGAAACCGCTACCGTATTGGGTACGTATGCAGACCGTGTTATGCCGTTCAATCCGTCCGCTGGTCAGGCATTCTTGGCCGAGTCCCTTCAAATGCTTCCACTACCGGGAGATGTCAGGGCGCGACTTGTTAAAACGCTTCAACCGTCCGATATGGTCCCAATGGCTGAGATGCAGAAACTTCAGGCTCAATTGCAGGAAGTTACAAGCCAACTCAATCAGGCACAAATGGCCAAACTCGCCGCAGACACAGCCTTGTCACAGGCCAAAACAATCACAGAACAGGCGAATGCCGCTGATAAATTAGAACAGGCCGCTAATAAGGGCTTGGAAAACGATCTTATACGCCAAGGCGGATATGAAAAAGCAACAGTATCTATTTAGGAGATAGACAATGGATGAATTACTAAAAGAAATCGAAGACGATAAAAAAGCACTGGCCGAAATTGACCAGGATTCCCTCATTGACGACGATGAAGAAGATGAAATCATTGATGATGGTGAGGTGGACGATACCGAAGAGCCGGAATTTAAGGAAGTTGAAAAAGAAGTTGTTAAGGAAGAGGTCAAAGAAGACCCTGAGCCTAAAGACTTTGCCAAAATGCGCCGTGATGCAAACGCAGCCAAAAAAGAGGCTGAAGATTTAAGAAATGAGGTGGCCAGACTTAAGGCTGAGCGTGAGTCTCCTGCTGAAAAAGAGGTTGAGGTCCCTACTATTGAGCTTCCTGCCGAGATTACAAGCATTGTTGAACGTGACCGCTACGAGAGAGCTGGCCGTGAGTTCGCAAGGCTTGAAGAAAGTTTCAAACGCACAGCACCTGAAGACTTTGAAGACGTATCTACACAATATAAGAATGCTCTAATGCAATCTATCCGCATTCAAAACCCACGCATGGGACATGAAGAACTCTTAGAGGCCACGACTAAACAGCTTTTGCATAAAGCCAGCCAATACATGAATAGCAAACATGATCCTATTGAGGAAATGTACTATGAGGCTAAGGAGCTTGGTTTTAAAGCCGTTCCCAAAGAAGCTGAAGTTAAGGAAACTGAAAAGAAAACCCCGGATCAGGCTAAACTTGCAGCAAACCGTGAACGAAACGCTGGAACCACAGCAACCTCCGGCCAGGGCGGAGCCGTCAAGGTTACACGTGAAGCAGCTTCTAACTATACCCCGGCTGAATGGATGAAACTTCCTAAAGAAGAAAAAGCCCGTTTGTTAAGAGCTGGATAAATTCTATTGCCATAGGCCATAAACCTGTGGCATATTCTCTCTAGGACTCGGCAACCTAACTGTCAGGCCATCACTCGGCTTTAAATTGTGCGGAATGTCTCACGACACGGGGCAACCGAGAAAACGTCTCATCCACGCTACGGATAGGGGAGTCAAGACCCTTAAATATCTTTGTCCTTCGGTTAAATTTAATTCAACCCAATTGACAAGGATATTCCTATGGCAGCTACAACTATGGCATCAAACAATGCCTTGACCCGTAAACTATGGGCCACAGAAGACTGGGTTAACCCAGGTCAGCAAGTGGTTTTCGGACACCTATTTTCTCGCGGTTCTGTCTTTGTGGCAGAAGAATTCACAGGCTCCAAAGCCCGTGGCGATCAAATCACTTATGATTATGTCGGTAAACTGACTGGTATTCCAATCGGTGAAGGCGGTACACTTGATGGTAATGAGGAAGCCCTTGATATCGGTTCCTTCTCTATGGCCATCAATACAACCCGTATCGGCGTACTTAATCCTAACGACGACACAATTGAACAAAAACGTACATTGGTAGACTTCCCTGAGAAAACCCGTAAGGTTATCCCGGCACGTCACTTTGAACTGCTTGATTCAGCCTGTTTCAACCAGCTTGCAGGATTTAACCCGACCTCGTTTACACAAAACGGAACTACATGGTCAGGCGTTAATAAACTGTTTGTTCAGGGCCACAACACTCCGGTAGCTCCTTCACCAAACCGCATTATCCGTGCGGGTGCAGTTGCTAACGATCAGTCTTTGACATCATCCAACACGATGACACTTGACCTGATTGATGCAGCTCTTGAGAAGTCGGCGACTTCTGATCAACCGATCAAAGCCCTTCCGGACGGTACTCTTGATTTGTACCTGTCTCCTGAGCAGATCATCGATCTGAAACGCGATACAACTGGAGCTATTCAGTGGTTCAACATCCAGCTTGCACGTATCACTGGCGGTAAAAAGAACTCCATTGATAACACAATGATGGACGAGATGGTTTCCGCTGGTAACTATGGCCGCGTAAACATCTATGAAGCCCCTCGGGTTGCTTATGGTCAGCGTTCAGATACTTCCGCCGTTATCACCACGGTTCGCCGTGCGGTACTGGTTGGAGCTGATGCTCTTACATACGCTTCCTATTTCGGTTCACCGCTTAAAGCGTCTGCCCTGAAATACTTCGAGCAGTTGAAAGACTACGGTTACTACAAAGGTCTTGAGGGCCGGATGATCTATGGTCTGAAAAAGACAGTAGCGTCCAACTCGGAAGATATCGGCGTTATCGTTATTTCAACTTACGCAGCATCACACTCATAAGGAGAGATACACATGACAACCCCAGCTATTGTCCCTATTAACCGTTCCGGCACTTACCGCGATTACCTTCAGACAAAGGTTGACCGCTCAGGTGCAATGCGTACAGAAGCTTTCTCAGTTTCCGTACCATCAGGAACAGTCGTAACTACCATTGTAGGACTGATCCCTTTTAACAAAGGTTTCCGTTTCTCACTCGGTGGAACTCAACTGGCTGTCGCAGCTCTCGGGACTTCGGTCACGATTGATGTCGGCTATGTTTACAGCGACAACACGACCTATACCAATGATACAGATGCTTTTGCTTCTGCCCTGACTGTGGCAGCTGCTGGCGGACTTATCGTGTTTGACGAAACTGTGGGCCTCTCGGCTTTCACAGCGGAAGCAGACGGATGGGTGACCGTCTCTATTGCTGGCGCAACGACTGGTTCGACGGGTTCGATCTTCGGTCAAATCGCCGCTGTTTATGACGGTTTATCAGCTACATCTAACAGGTAATAACGGAATGGCGACCTTCGGTGATATACAGACAAGAGTGTCAAAGCGGCTCCTAGACGCTAACAACACGGCTGTAGAATTGCCGGAGGTTTCCACCGCGATTAACGATGCTATCAGGACTTACAAGAGAAAGAAGTTCTGGTTTAATATTGTAGAAGATGTTGTTCAGGTTACTCTGCAAAGTGCAATTCTTCCTGTAACCGGAGATGTACTAGCCCCTTCTAAAGCTGATGGTGCTTTTACAATCCAGTATTCTAACATGCGCTACAACCTGATGAAGATTACAGAAAACCAGTTTAATAACTGGTATCTGGATAACGGATATGGAATACCAAGGTACTATGCAAGGGTTGGACAACAGTACTTGATGTACCCCCTTCCAGACAGGGCTTATGATATCAGACGATCCTACTATAAGGATTACGACGATTTAGTTAATCCTAACGAGACAAACGATTTTACCGATGAGGCAGACAGATTAATCATTCTTGAGGCATGCGCCAATCTTATAGCTGAATTACGTCAGGACGATAAGATGGAGGCGTATTTCAGGGCAGCGGCCAAGAATGAATACAATGAACTTAATTCATTTACGAACAAGCTTAACGGAACCAACAGATTAACAATTCACTCAAACCTACTTTAAGGAGACTACCATGGCTAACGAAACACTAGGTGGATTTTTCAGACTTCTTCGCGGACGCTCTGGTACATACACAATTAACGGAACGACCCCTGTTGTGGTCGCCAATCGTTTTGTAACCACAAACTCTATTATCGGGCGCACACTGAAAACAGTCGGCGGAACTCCTGGTTCCTCTACCATCACTTCGATTACTCCAGGTGTTGGCTTCACTGTCACAGGTTCTGCCAGCGATACCTCGACCCACAATTATGTCGTAATTGGATAATCTAAGTGAGTACGGTCACCACAAACTATAGCCTGATAAAGCCCGGCGTTAACGACCCAACAGATCAGGATTTGTGGGGCGGTTACTTAAACACGGATTTGGACACCATTGATTCAACAATGAAAGCCATTTCCGACCAGGCCAATCTATCAAGTCCTGCGGTTAATTCCCAAACGGCTGATTATACGGTTCTGGCCTCTGATAAGAATAAAGTCATTCTTATGGATGCAACCGGAGGCAATAGAACTGTTACGCTATTAGATGCGGCTACGGCTGGATCAGGTTTTCGTGTATCGGTTAAAAAGATCGATGCCTCTGTAAACACAGTAACGGTTGATGGTTATCTATTAGAAACTATCGATGGCGTTTCCAGCATGACCTATACGGATCAATGGGACACCCAGACCTATATCTGTAATGGGACTTCATGGTTTATTATCGATGATTATTCCCCAGAAGAGTCATTAAACCGGGGATGTTATTTATACCAGACAACCGGAACCGCTTATAATCTTAATAGTACGTTTCAGGATATCGCTTTTGACAGTGAATATTATGATGATTTTGGCTGGCATACAGGCTCTTCCACAGACGTAACGGTAGATTTCGATGGTTATGTTGAAGTCGATGCAAACCTAAGCTTTACTTCCAACAATCCCAATGGTGAAGCGTATGTGAGATTGCTCAAGAACGGCGTTTCCGTTAAAAGTGCGCGCCTTGGTTTCTCAGGCGACCCCTCCGCCCCAACTGTAGATGTTGAGCTATGCCAAAAGATCAAATGCGCCCCGGCTGATGTATTTAAACTTCAGGTATGGAGAAACGGCGGCGGTTCGGCTGTCACAGAGCCTACATTGACCCGCATGGTAGTTACTAAATTCAGGGTGACCTAATGGCCTCAACCCTCAACCCGATTGACATTCAACCGGGCGTTCAACCAATTACAGACCAAACAAATGTTACAAGCCCTCACTGGGTTATGACAGATAAGGTTCGTTTTCGTAATGGTAAGCCTGAGAAAATCGGTGGCAGACAATCCATTCAATTTGATTATGGTGAGACAATCGACGGTGTTGTCCGGTCCCTTTATGCTGAATTTATCAATGGGAAGTATTACTCAGTTCTGGGTTCAAACGAGAAGCTCTATAGCCTTATCGGAACGCGGCTTGATAACATAACACCCTTGCTCATAACTTCCGTAGCGGCTGCAAATTCCCTCTCTACACAATACGCAACGCTTGGAAATAACCCCTTCTCAGCTATCAATGGTAGTCCTACGGTGACTGTCACGGATTCACAGGCGGCACGGTTTCAACCGGGAGACACTGTTTATTTTTCCGGTGCTACAACATTCGCAGGTATCCCGGCTGTAAACATAAACGGTGACAATGTGGTCAGATCAGTCGGGATTGGTTCCTATACCATTAACGTAGGAACTAATGCCACGTCCACAGCCTCTGGTGGAGGTGCTGCGGTAAATCGATCATCAGGACTTATTAATGTATCATCAGCGGCACATGGGAATCTTGATGATGACCGGGTTAAAATATCAGGTGCGGCGGCAACAGGCGGCATCCTTGCCGTAGATATCAATAGAGAATTTACAATTAGAAATGTCCTGGCCAATTCTTTTGATGTCATGACTATAGGAAATGCAACCTCTGCGGTTACGGCCTCCGGGGGTGCGTCTACCGTTTACTTTGAAGAAATTCCCAATGGTCAGGTGAATGAGACGAATGCCCAAGGTTATGGTGCTGGCATGTACGGGGCTGGATTATACGGCACAGCTCTTATTTCCAACACGTCAAGAGCCTATCCCCGAATCTGGTTTGATGACCGTTACGGAGATACGATTACACTCAGTCCAGGTGAGCAAACAGGACTTTATCAATGGATGGGCGGTATTGAAACCGCGCCTGAATTAATCACCAATGCGCCCCTGAACATCAATTATCAATTCGTATCAGATAACATAATCGTGACTTTTGGTGCAGGTGATATTGAAAACCGTATCTATGCCTCAGATCAAAACGACATAACAGAGTGGTCAAGTTCTTCAACTAATCAGGTGTTTGATGATGATATAGAAGGGGCCGGGAGATTAACGTCTCACTGTCCGGTAGAGGATTATAATCTTATCTTCACTGAGTTTAAGACCTATAAGTTCCGCTATATCGGGCTTCCTTTAATTTGGGAAATCACGCCAGTTGACGAAACCATAGGCATTATCGCACCCATGGCACGAGTTTCGGTTAAGGGCATGGCGTTCTGGATGGGATCGCAAAACTTTTACATGTATCGTGGTGGGACTGTTGAGATAATTCGTTCAAATAACCCACAGGTTCCACAATCTACTTGTCTGCAATATGTTTTCGATAACATAAACTGGGGTCAAAAATCCAAGTGTTTTGCATGGTACAACAAGTCCTTTAATGAGGTTTGGTTTCATTATCCGTCTGCGGGGAGTAATGAGCCTGACAGTATCGTGAGAGTAAATCTCCTGGATTATACGTGGGTTATCGATACCGGGAATTATACGGCGGCTGAATATCCTAATACGAAACTGGTCAATCCTCGCCTGGTTAACATTGGTACGCTGTATAAGACCGAAATAGGGACTGATAATGACGGTGTTTCCATGCCGTTTATGGCGCGTGGTCCTAAGAGGTTCTTTGGTAAAGGAACGGCAAATCAATTAAGGTTCTATCCTGACAGCAAACAGACCGGGACGATCCAGGCAAAAATCACGGGATATATTGCCCCGCAATCGGTAAAATTCATGTATTCAAAAACATATGACGTTACCCCCACCACCGAAGACATATCAACCCAGATGAACGGAAGATTTTATAACCTTGAAATATCCGGAAACGAACTGGGCCAGGACTGGGAAATGGGTACATGGTTTGAGGAAGCTCAACAGGGATCGGAGTCACCATGAAGGATTTTCCAGCTTATGTTGTGGAGAGTTTTGAGGACCTTAAAGAATGGGTTCGCTACGTTTCAAAAGAACGGGCAAGTGACGTTAAGGATTTCGATAATTTAAAAAATACCTTTATGTCTGGGCGTAAAAGTGGCATAGTTCCAACAGGAGCCGCCACTAGTTCGACTGATAGAATTGGTGATTATAATGCTGATGAGGACTACTTTTATCTAGTAGTTCCTGTTGGCGCAACTTCCGAGTGGCGTAGAGTCGCTTGGACAGCGTGGTAAGGGCTTCATGGGATTCTTTTCTTCAATCACAGGCGGACAAAAGACCAATGTTCCTGCATCGGGTTTTTACTCGCAGCCAGCAGCATATCAGTCCCTTTATAACAACGTTCTTGGTCAGGCCGGACAGGTTGCCGGACAATTAAACACGGATGCCTTTACTCCGTTGGCCCAGACACAAGACGAGACGAACGCATTTAACGCAATGCGCCAAGGATTCGCGCCTAATCAGCAATCCTTACAAAACGATATTTCCATGTTTACCAATCCTTTCGATAGTTATGTTATCGACGGCATTAATCGGGAGTCTCAAGGTCAAAATTCGCTTGTAAATCAGGCGGCGACACAAGCCGGGCAACAGGGGTCAAACCGTTCCTTCCTTGGTTCTTCTGATGTCGAGCAGAACCGCTTGAATAACATCGGGCAATTCCGCCAATCTAACTATAATAATGCCGTTAACAATGTCCTTGGACCCTTGGCTGGATTACGTCAACAGGATGCGACCAATCAACTTGGCATCGGTCAATTCGAGCGTGGTCTGGATTCCGCTACTAAACAGGCTCCGTATGCTGCGGTTAACGCTAATCTGGGAATACTTAATCAGGTTCCGACACAATTCGGGAATTTCGGCACTCAGGCGCAGACGATTAAAACGGGTGGTGGATTGGGCGGGTTGCTTAAAACCGTGGCCCCGTTGGCTCTTAATGCCTTCGCTCCGGGAGCGGGAACGGCCCTAGGCGCGGCAATGGGCGGCGGTATAGGTTCGACTCTTGCGGGACTTGGCGCACAATACGGCCTTACAGGTGGGCTAGACCCATCAAGCGGAATTAACTGGAATAGCGGCGGCGGATTCTTTGGAGGTTTCGGTGGGTAACGAATGGTTTGGCTCGGCCCTTGGTCAATTGGCTAATCAATATCAGGGGTATCAAAACGACCAGCACATAAATAAGGTGTTTGCCGCGAATCCTGAATTTGCAAAAACGCTTTATGGCGCGAAGAATGACCAGTCGCAATTGGCACTTTTGGCGCGTCAAACTGCCTTAAAAGAAGCGGCGGCTGCCCGTGGATTTAGTTCTGATGTGCCTAGTGCAATTCAGGAATACGAATATTTTAGCAAGTTAAGCCCCGAGGAACAGTCAAGATACTTGCTTTCTAAACGATCCAATCAGATGTTTGATCGGGGCGGTTCTCAGGTTGTGCTTGATTCAACTGGTCGGACCGTTAGGGAAATTGACAAGACGATTCCTCCTGAGCAATTGCCAGAGACAAAAGCGGCCCAGACAACGGCAGTTAATCAGGCCGAGTTTGATGTTGAAAAAGAGAACGCCGCCCCTAAAAAGGTGACGATGATAGATAATAATCTAAAGGTTATCAATGACGCACTAGCTAAGCCTGGATTCGATAAAAACTTTGGTAAAATGGGAGCTTTACCGAATATGTACGGCAGCGAGGCAGCAGATGCCGCAACCTATATTGACCAAATCCGTGGCGGTGCGTTCCTTACTGCTGTCGGAGAAATGAAGGGATCGGGCGCATTGTCTGATGCGGAGGGTAAGGCGGCAACGGCGGCTGTCACTCGTTTGCAAAGTTCTCAATCGGCTAAATCGGCCCGTGAAGCATTGGCAGACCTCAAATCAATTCTTGAAAACGCCAAAGGCAATGCGGTTAAGGGAACCTCTCTTGAAAATGGCGGATTATCGGGTCAGGGATCAGGAACCCGTATAACGGTTTTTAATCCAAATACCAGAGAACGTTTTACTATTCCGGCAGAAGATTTACCCCAAGCTCAGGCAGAGGGGTTTAATCCGGAATAATGGCAAGTTGGCGCGAAAGAGCAATACCTGTTCAGGCAGGGCTTGATTTAAAAGAATATGAACCGTCTTCCCCGAAGACAGGTTATAAGGCTGCGCCTATTGCTATGGAACCCGCAAACATGGCTTTAACTGATGAAAATGGCCAAGTTATAGGGGTTCCTGCTGATATTTCTCCACCAGTTCCTGATTGGAGAAAAAGAGCTGAATCTGTTGAGGTCGCTCCTATTGAAACATCTCAGGCCGTCCCGCAGGAGACAAGAGGCGATAGGGCCAGATTGCTATTGGATCAAGGTTTACAAGGCCTCCCATTGGTAGGAACTTTCACTGATGAGGCTACAGATTTTCTCGGTGCTTTAGGCGCGGGGGTCGTGACTGGCACTAATCCAATAGATTTATATAAATATGGACGTGATGATACACAATCGCGTATAAATAACCAA